CCTCCAATTAACGCACAGGAGGTTTTCCTAGCCCCCTCCCCATAAAAAGAAGAAAGTGAGGTGTATTTATGACGACTAGGAAAGAATTAACTAAAGAACAAAGAATCCGTAAAGAGTTCAACAGACTTAAGCGTTTTTACAAAGCTTTGGTAAGCTATGAGAAACTTAAATCAATTGATGGGCTAATGCAACGTGCAGCATACTTACGAGTCACACTCGAAGATATGGAAGCTGACCTTGATGAAAATGGTTTTACAGAACCGTTCAGTCAATCCGAAAATCAATCACCTTACGAACGCGAAAGACCAACTGCACGACTATTTAATACTTTAACTAAAAACTATCAGTCAGCAATGGCCCAATTGAATAAAGTGCTGCCGGATGAAGCACCTAAAGATAATGATGATGGATTTGACGGTTTCGTAAGCCGTAGGGATGACCTTGGCTAATCCGATTATTACTTATTTTGAGAAAATCGACTCCGGCGAAATAATCACTTCTCAAAAAGTTTACAAAGTATATAAAAACTTAATTGATACTGTCATTAATAATCCAAAGTCTCAATGGGAATATTCAGAAGAAAGAGCATGGCACGCGATTGAATTTATCGAAAGATATTGTAAACATTCGAAGGGTTCTGTGGCTGGTAAGCCATTCATCCTAGAACCGTGGCAAAAAGCTCTAATTGCAGCTATGTTTGGAATCATTGATAAGATTGACGGCACTAGAAAGTTTCAAGAAGTAGTTTTAATTGTCGCACGTAAGAATGGTAAATCTACTTTAGCTGCAGCAGTTGGTTTATATTTGATGATTTCTGATGGTGAATTAGGACCAGAAATTTATTCTGTGGCCACTAAAAAAGACCAGTCTAAAATCATTTGGCTTGAGGCTAAACGTATGGTTCGTAAGTCAAAAGCGTTGGCTAAACGTATTAAAACTTTAGTTAGCGAAATGAATTCAGATAAGAATGATTCAGTTTTTAAGCCACTAGGACGAGATTCCGATTCATTAGATGGTTTAAACGTCCATGGGGCATTGTTTGATGAAGTGCATGCGTGGAAAGATCAAAACTTATATGACGTAATTGTGGATGGTACTTCTGCGCGTGATCAACCGTTAATTTTTACCACAACTACAGCAGGAACTGTCCGTGAGTCTGTGTTTGATCGATTATATGACGAAGCTGAAATGGTGATTAATGGATACGATGATGATAACGCCTATAAAAATGAACGATTGTTACCAATTGTTTATGAGTTAGATAACCGTAAAGAATGGACTAGTCCTGAATCCTGGCAAAAAGCCAACCCTGGTCTAGGAACAATCAAAAAGACCGACAACCTTGCAGCTAAAGTGAATAAAGCGAAAGCAAATTCATTACTCGTTAAAAACTTATTAACAAAAGATTTTAATATTCGTGAGACGACTAGTGAAGCATGGTTAACGTTTGAAGATGCTAACAATCAAGAAACCTTTGATATATCCGCATTGAAACCACGGTACGGTATTGGTGGTGTCGATTTATCAAGCACTACCGACTTGACTTGTGCGAGTGTGATTTTCAAAGTACCGGATGATGACCGAATTTACGTGAAGCAAATGTACTGGTTACCTGAAGATTTACTTGAGAAACGAATCGCCGAAGATAAGATTCCTTACGATAAATGGCAAGATGCTGGATTACTTCGAACCACACCAGGTAATAAGATTCATTACAAATTCGTGACTGAATGGTTCTTGGAAATTCAGAATGAGTATGACATTTACCTTTATAAAGTTGGATATGATGCATGGTCAGCGACTTATTTCGTGGAAGAAATGAAAGACCAATTTGGTGAAGACGTAATGGAACCAGTTATTCAAGGTAAGAAAACATTATCTGGTCCCATGAAGTCATTAGGTGTGGATCTATCTGCTAACAAGATTATCTATAATAACAACCCGATTCTAAAATGGAATTTAACAAACGTTGCTGTGGATGTCGATAAAAACGATAATATCCAACCAATTAAAACTAGTAATGCTAAAAAACGTATTGATGGTTTCGCAAGTTTACTGGACGCGTATGTGGTCCTTGAAAATAACTTAGAAGCTTATCAAACGGTTATTTAAGGAGGTGAGTGAGTGAGTGGGATGGTTAAGTAATTTATTTAATAACGAAAGAAATGAGATTTCTAGTGTTTCTAGCTACAAGATGGTAGTTGATTCTGGAGACTCATTTTTTTCATATAATGGTCGTCTTTATGAGTCAGACATTGTTCGTTCGGCAATTAGACCTAAAGCACAAGCTGTTGGTAAAGCGGTAGGTAAACATATTCGTCAATCTGATGGGAATACTACGGTTAACCCGGATGTTTATTTGCGGTTCTTATTAGAAGAACCTAACGAAATTATGACTGGTCAGATGTTGCTAGAGAAACTGACAACGCAGTTGATGTTAAACAACAACGCTTTCGCATTAATTCAACGTGACTCAAACGGTTTAGCTAATGCGATTTATCCGCTAGACGGAGCTAACAATGTCGAAGCTTTACAGGATAAAAGCAACCAATTGTATTTGCGATTTACTTTAGACGGTAAAGTTTACACCTTCAGGTACTCAGACATCATTCATTTAAGACGTGATTTCTATGACAATAAAATCTTTGGTTCAAACCCTGGTAAAGCACTCACTTCTTTAATGGAAGTTGTGACTACAACTGACCAAGGGACAATCAAAGCGATTAAGAATTCGAACATCATTCGATGGTTACTGAAATTCAATCAAACCCTAAGACCTGAAGACATTGAAAAGAATACGAAGCAATTCGTCGATTCGTTCCTCTCCACAGAATCAGAAACAACGGGTGCTGCAGGTACTGATGCAAAAACTGAAGCGATTCAGATTAACCCAAGTAATTATGTACCTGATTCAAAACAGACGGAAGGTACTGTTAAACGAATTTATGGGTTCTTTAATACCAACGAGAAAATTATTCAGTCTAGTTATAACGAAGATGAATGGATTTCATACTTTGAAGCTGAGATTGAACCAGTAATCACACAATTATCCGCTGAATTTACTAGAAAACTATTCAGTCGTCGTGAACGTGGGTTTGGAAACAAAATTATCTTTGAATCAAGTAACTTATCGTTCGCTTCAATGCAGACACGACTTGGGTTAATTAGCCTAGTTGACCGTGGTGTATTAAGTCCTAATGAAATGCGTAAATACTTAAACCTAGCACCAATTGAAAATGGTGACGTATATCTACGTCGATTAGATACCACGACAATTGGTAGTAACGGTGATGGTGAAGGAGGTGATGTGAATGCAGATAACAATGAACGGAGTGATCGTGAGTGATGATGATAAATGGATTTATGATTATTTAGACATGAGTGCTTTTTCCCCAAAGGAGTTAAGACAAACAATTCAAAATCACGGTATATATGAACCACTTGATATTGAAATCAATTCGCCTGGGGGATATGTGAATGCTGGTACAGAAATCTACACTATGTTATTGACTCATAAGGGAGAAGTGAACATCACTATCGGTTCTCAAGCGGCATCTATTGCTAGTGTGATTGCAATGGCTGGTAAACGTGTAGCTATCTCACCAGCGGGTAAGATGATGATCCATAACGTTTCCGGTCAAGGTGGCGGTGATTATCGTGACATGGCTGATTATTCTGATTTCCTATTCAAGAATAATGAAATGTTAGCAAATACTTACGTACTGAAAACTGGTAAACCAAAACAAGAATTACTCGACATGATGAACGCTGAAACTTGGATGAACGCTGATGAAGCATTGGAAAACGGCTTTGTGGACGAAATTCTGACAGCTCAAACGACCGAACCTGACTTAGGTTTAGTGGCTGGATATAATTTGAAAATTTTGACGCCTGAACGTATCAATGAAGTTAAAGCACTGTACGAAGAAGAACAATTGTCACTTTTGGAATTAAAAGGAGATGTAAAAATATGAACAAAGAACAATACTTAAAACAACGCGGTGAGTTATTAAACACTGCAAAAGCATATATCGCAGAGGGTAAATTAGATGACGCAAAAGAAAAACGTGAAGAAATTGAAGCTTTAGATGCTGCCTACGAAAAATCTAGCAAGGAGTTGGCTAATTTAAATGCGTTGGAGAATAAAGCTGAATCATTCAAACCTTCTGATGCAAATACCGCCGTGAATGGCGCAACTAAAATTGATGATGTGACTGCTGATGTGGCTAACATTAAATACGAAGATGTGTTCGCTAAAGTTGCTTTAAAACGTGATTTAAACGAAGATGAAGTTAACGTGTACAATCAAATGAACCCAACCAATGTGTACACTCACAACACTGATAACACTGAAATCTTAATTCCAGAAACAGTTGTTGGTGGAATCATTGAAACAATGAAAGAGTTACACCCAATTTTAGCTGATGTGAACTCAACTCGCATCAAAGGTAATATTAAATACGTTAAACATACTGGTATTCCAGAGGGTGACGCTGACTACTACGACGAAGCTACAGCTACTGCTGATGAGAGCAACACCTTTGGTGAAATTACTTTAGGCGGTAAAGAATTATCTAAAGCAGTTACTGTTACTTGGAAATTACAAGCAATGGCGATTGCTGACTTCATTCCATTCTTACAACGTGAGTTAGGTCAACGTATGGCTTACGCTAAAGCGAATGCGTTCGTTCGTGGAGCTGGTGATACTAAATATCCGATGGGTATTGTAACAGCCTTGAAAGCTCAAGCAGGAACACCACAAGTTGCTGAATATACTGATGCAATCACTTTTGACGACTTATCTGCTTTATTCGGTAAAGTGAAAACAATGTACTCAAACGGTGTTGCTGTATACGTGAATAACTCTACATTGTGGAACCAATTGAACACAATCAAAGACAATAATGGGCGTCCTATCTTCGTTCAAAATGTTGCTGACGGTATCGTTGGTCGCTTATTCGGTTACCCTGTTAAATTGGAAGATGCTATGCGTGACGGTGAAGTGTTAGTTGGTGATGTGGGTAATGGATACACTGAAAACATTCAAGAATCTATGCGCTTAACTACTGAACAACACGCTAAAGCTCGTAAAACTGACTTTGTAGGTTACGAAGTGCATGACGCGAATGTTAAAGACGAAGGTGCTTTTGCTTATTTAGCTAAAACTGAAGTCGTTGGAGGATAGGAGGTAGTTTAAATGCTACGTCCAGACGTTGTTAGACAATTAAAAGCTAGAATGCGAATCTCGCACGATAGCGAAGATGAATACTTAGACAGTTTGATCACTGCATCTTTTGCTTACTTAAAGCGGAGATGTGGTGATTTTTCTATTAATAATATTGACGAAAATTACGTTGGTAAGGAATTGGTACTAGAACGTGCTAAATATACGTACGAAGGTAACCTTGAATACTTTGATGAAAACTATCAAATGATGATTCATGCTTTATCTTTTGACTTAGGAGTTGAAGCTAATGAAGAAACCTTATAAAGCACCTAGAGTTTCCGTTGGTGATTTACGAACTCCGGTTATTTTTTATGAGTATCAAGCTTCAGATGGTCCTGAACCGGGGGAAGAAGAATTTAAAGTGCTGCACGAATGTTTCGCAAAGATTGATGAAGTTTGGTCTAAGGACTTAGAGCTTGCTAAATCAAACGGTACATTATCAGACATCACTTTAACTATTCGAGACACACAAGGCGAGTACATTCCTTCAAATAAGGACTACCTTGAAATAAAAATGGACGTGTATGCTAACAGGCACTTCAATATCAAACACTTTCAACCTGACCCACAGAATCGTGATTTCATCAAAGTAATTGCTGGGGTTGTGAACTAATGGGTGTAAAGATTACAGGACTGAAACGACTTGAAAAAGAGTTAGACGATAGATTGGGTCCTAAACGGATGCAAGAAGTGACGGATAAAGCTTTAAAAGCTGGCGCCCAAGTGTTCGTCAAACAACTGAAAATAGAATTTGAGAAGTTTAAAGATACAGGTAACTCAATTAAAGAAATTACCTTATCTGAACCCCAGTGGGTAAATGGACAACGAGCTGTCACAGTCTACTGGAAAGGTCCTAATGATCGTTACAGAATCATTCACTTGAATGAACACGGAACGGTTAAGAATCCTAATCCAGCAGGTAAAGGTGCTATTGCTCGGGCAATGTCAAGAAGTCAAGATGCGTATCGTAATGCGGTAAAAGAAGAAATGAGGAGGTTAGCAAGTGGCTGATGTTTTAACAAGTATCTATGAAGCTTTTAAAGCTAACCAAGTCATTTGGTTACATTGTGAGAATAGAATTAAATACTATGATTACCCTGAAACAGGTAATATCACGCAACCTTATATCGTGATTGACCCACTAGACGCACCAATGCAGTCTGACTTTGCTGACCAGGAATGGTTAACCTACACATACTTAATTCAAATTGATATTCAATCTAAGAAACGACTACAAACAGCGGAAATTGCCTATGAAGTCGATAAGGTTATGGATGGTTTAGGTTTTAGACAATATACAGGCGGTTCGGACCAATATGATTCTGACACAGGAATATTCAGAATCGCTCATACCTACCGCGGAACACTTTACAGAAAAGAAATTATTAAAGGAGAGAAATAAATTATGGCCGAAAAAAAATATAACTCAACCACTGGTGTGGACCAATTCCACTATGGTGTTTTAAATGCTGACGACAAGACAATTGAAGGTGGGAACCCAGAGCGTATTAAATTCCTACAAGATATTACCGTGACACGTACTTCGACTATGGTTCGTGCGTATGGGGACAACCAAGAAGCTGAAATTGCAGTTTCAAATGGACCTGTTTCGATTTCAGGTAACTTCCATACGCTACCACAAGAAGACCAAAACGTATTATTTGGTTTAGAAGTTTCAGCAACTGGTTTAGCAGGTTCTGGGTCAGAAGATAACCCACCGTATGTAGGTGTAGTATTTGCACGTACTTATGAAGATGGTGCAACTGAATACGCTGGTTTACCAAAAGGTAAATTCTTAAAAACTGAGAAAGCTTCAACTGGTAAAGCTGGTGAAACGACATTCTCACAAGACCCTATTTCCGCTGAATTTATGAACCGTGAAGTTGATGGATTTACTAAACCACAATCTTACTTAATCGGGCGTGATGAAGCAGGGGAAACAACTCATCGTGACGCTATTTTCCAAGCGGTGTTTGGAGCACCTTATCCAACTGAAGCTGAGCCAGTAGTGGGAGGTTAGGATTATGCCTAAATACACAGCAAATATTACTTTCAAAGGTTTGAAAGAAAACCGTATCTATGAAGTTGGAAAAGAATTTGAAATGACTGAAGACCGTGCTAAAGAATTGATTACAAATATCAAGAAAGACCACGGCATAACAGTTGTTTTCACACCAGTTAAAGAATTTGATGAACCTAAAAACTCAGAAGATGGGGAGTTACAATATATTAACGAACCAATTGGAGAACCTGACTTCACAACTTACAAAGTTCAAGAATTGAAAGATTACTTGGATTCTGTAGATATTGAATACGATTCAAAAGCAAATAAAGCAGAATTAATTAAATTGGCTGAGGGATAACCCTTAGCCTTTTTATTTTGAAAAGGAGCATATCAATGGCAAAAAAAATGGAACGCTTAGCAATTCAATTGATCGTGATTGAAGATGAATTAACTAATGATGAACCTAAATTAGAAACTATCTACACAAGTCCTTATTTAACGTTACGTGATACTCGTGAAGCCTTCGAATTATCAGCAGAGCTTGAAGACCCTGAAAGTGGGTTAACAGATGCTGAAGGTATTGATAAGTTAGTTAACTTTGCAGTTGACCACGCATTAAAAGGTCAAATTACTAAAGAAGAATTTGAAGAACGCATGCCTTTTGGACTTGAAGGATTACAAGAAATTTTAGCATTTGTTGCCTTTGGTAAATCGGTGGGAAAAAAGTTACAGGCGAAGAAAGCTTAAGGGATGAAGATTTCTCGTATGAGAAACAAATCGAGTTTATCGACAAGATAGTCTTAGATTTCTATAAGAACGGTAAGGATATTAACGAAGTATTAGATATGCCTTTCCACTATTTACTAGGAATACTCGAAGAAGAAAACAAACCTGAAAAAGCTGAATCATTAATGAGTGCATTTACTTAGGAAAGGAGGGAACACATGGTAGAACGTATTGAAGGTATGAGTATTGAGATGTCACTTAACGCTTTGGAAGCGGAGCGTGGCGTGGCTGGACTTAGGGACCGAATGCGTACCTTGGACGCTGAAATGCGAAACAGTCTTTCGTCTTTCGATAAGACAGAAAAGTCCGCTGAACAATACGGTGCGACTTTAGATGGATTAAGCAAGAAAGTACAAGTCCAAGAACGTGTCGTGAAAGCGTCCAAAGAACAATACGAAAAAATGGTTGCTCAGTACGGTGAAGGTTCAAAGAAAGCTGAAGCTGCTAAACGGTCATACGAAAACCAATCGGCTACACTAAACGGATTAAACCGTCGTGTGGAAAAGACCACACAAGAATTTGAAGCCTTCAAGAAAGAACAGGACTTAGCAACCTCGAGCACAGGGAAGTTTATTAAACAAGCTGAAGAATCGGAAAAGACTTTAAAGAAATATGGTGACGGTCTAAAAGGTTTCGGCGATAAAGCTACCAAGTATGTTACCGCCCCTTTACTAGGTATCGGCGGTCTATTACTGAAACAAGCCTCTGATGTTGAATCATCTCAAGTACGTATTCAAAACTCACTTGGTTTAACTGAAGCTGAAGCAGAGAAAGTGTATGCTTCAATTCGAAAAGTCTATCAAGACGGTTGGGGAGAGTCACTAGAAGAAGTGGAGAATACTGCTGAAGCGGTATTGACTCAACTGAAAAATATTGACGATCCTGAGCAGTTACAAAACGCAATCAAGAACGCTCAATTACTTGCTGACACCTTTGAAATGGACACCAATGAAGCTTTACGTGGTGTAAATGCTTTAATGGAAACATACGGTATGACCGCTGATGAAGCGTTTGACTATATGGTTGTTGGTGCCCAAAAAGGTCTTGATAAGACTGATGAATTGGGCGACAACCTTTCTGAATATGCACCACTGTTAAAAGATGCTGGTTATGGAGCAGATGAAATGTTTGCCGCACTAACCGCTGGACTTGATGCCGGTGCTTATAACTTAGATAAAGTGAACGACTTAATCAAAGAGTTTGCCATTCGCGTGGGTGATGACACCATCAAGGACGCTATCGCTAACATGGGTGGCGAGTGGCAGTCTATCTATGATACCTGGGAAGCTTCAGGCGGTACGGTTGATGACCTGTTTAGATCATTGGGTAATCATTTAGCGAGTATCAAAGACCCGCAAGAAAAACAGAACGCCTTAACTGAAATCTGGGGTTCAATCGGTGAAGATGCCGGAGCCAAAGTAGTCGAAGGTATTGCTGGAGCAGAAGATGCTTACGAAAATGTTGCTGGTGCTGCTGAAAAAGCAACTGAATCAGCAGAACAAACATTTGGTGAACGTTCTCAGAAAATATTCCGTAAATACACTGACGCTCTATTACCTGTTGGCGAGAAAGTGCTTGATCTAGCTGAAGATTACTTACCTAAACTGACAAAATCAGTTGAGGGGTTAACTCAATGGGTTGAAAATCTTGACGAAGATAGTGTAGACCTAGCCTTAAAACTAGGCGGTATCGCAATCGCAGCAGGACCACTTTCTAGTATCTTGGGAAATACCTTTGAAGTCATGAGTTGGGGTTCAGGGCAAGTCAAAAGTCTAACTAAATCAATCGCTGAAAATGGTGGGTTGATACCAGCATTGACTGCTAAAGGTACTGGTTTAGTTAGTGGACTATCGTCTGTGGTAGGTTTCTTAACCAACCCTTGGGTATTGGGCATCGGAGCTGGTGTATTAGCTATAACTGGTTTAACCATGTACTTGCGACAAGACGCTATCAAATCAGTTGATGATTTTGGAAATAAAGTATCAGATACAACCACCGAAGCAGTTACAAGCTTCATGGACCTATCAAATGAAGTCCAGTCAGAATTAGATTATTTATTTTATTCTGGAGCTGAAATTACTGACGAAGGTGGCGCCGAATTAATATCAAAATTCGACAATATGCACGAAACATTGATTACGTCGGTTAGAGAAAATTATAGCGAGCAACGTCTAATCATGTCTGACTTCTTTGCTGACAGTTCTACTTTAACAGAAGAGCAAGAACGGAATATCCTTGAACGAATGAATCAAGGGTATCAAGAACGAGAAACAGCACTTGAAGAATACCATGCTCGAGAAAATGAAATCACCCAAAGCATGATGGAAGAAAATCGGGGCATAACTGAAGCTGAATATAATGAGTTGGCGAATTTACGGACAATTGCAAACGATTATGCAATTACAGAGCTAACTGCAAGTGAAGAAGAGCAGTTGGTTATCCGTGAAATGATGAGCCAACAAAAAGGTGAAATCGACGCACAAACGGCTGCTAATACCGTGGCTCGATCTAAAGAAGCGAAAGAAGCTTCAATCGCAGATGCGCAAACAACTTATGAAGAAAGGATAGCTTCAGCGATTTTTCAACGCGATGAAATGGGCACTATCTCAGCGGAAGAAGCAGACGCTTTAATTGCAGATGCTGAGCGTCAACGTGATGAATCTATCAAAAAAGCCAACGAAATGCACTTAGGTGTAGTTGAAGAAGCACAGAAACAAGCTGAAGGTCATATAAACAAAGTTAACTGGGAAACTGGAGAAGTATTAAGCCTTTGGGGAACTTTCTGGCAAGGGGTTTTCCGTGGATTTAGAGACGCACCAGGTAACATGGCTAGCGCTTTGAGTGGTCAATCTTGGCGAGTACAGAATGCAATTAAAGACTTGATGAACGGTGGTATTTCAAAGGTTGAGGGTGGAATCAACTCCATGATTAGAGCCTTTAACGTCATCTTTGACCTACTAGATTCTGACCTAAGCTTCAGTCGTGTAACGCTACCACGAGTGAGTTTTGAATCGTATGGGGGTGTGGGTAGTAACCAATCTGGGGTAATGCAATATGCAACTGGTACTGACGCCCATCCTGGTGGACCGGCAATTGTCGGTGATGGTGGGATGAAAGAATTAATCGCACTGCCAACTGGTCAAATGTTCCTATCACCAGATACTGATACCCTTGTTGACCTACCAAAAGGAACAGAGGTCCTATCTGGTCCTAAAACCAAAACATTCATGAAAAACTGGAGTATCCCACAGTATGAAGATGGTATCGGTACTAAGATTTGGGAATGGGTTGGAGAAGGTGCTAAAGGACTGCTTGGTAACGTTTTAGGTAGTCTAGGCATTTCCACACCAAGCGCAACAGGTACATTCGGAACCATTGCACACGACGGTTTTAACTTAATCAAGAGTGAAGCAATGGACTACTTAAAAGGTTTCATTGACAAGTTGGTTCCAGTAGGCGCTTTAGACTTTGCCGGTCTAACAATGACTTCTGGTTTCGGTTGGCGTCCTAGTCCTGGTGGGATTGGACCAAGTAACCATAAGGGTGTTGACTTTGCTGGTCCAGTTGGAACACCAATTCCATCACAGACGAGCGGTAGAGTTGTAGCTTCAGCATATGGTCCTGAACGTGGAAACTATGTTCACATTCGGTCTGGTCTGTATGATTACAAGTATTATCACTTCCTTAGAAACCTTGTGAGTGCTGGACAAGATGTTAAACGTGGTCAAACAATTGGTTTACTGGGTAACACTGGTCTATCAACTGGACCACACGTCCATTTCCAAGTAGAACGTGGGGGTGTGCCAATCAATCCACTAGGTTTTGCAACTGGTGGACTTGTCGGTCACGGTCTTTACGAATTGGGAGAGGAAGGTTATCCAGAATACGTGATACCGACTGACCCTAATAGACGTACTGAAGCAATGAAGCTACTAGCTTTGGCAGGTAAGGATATCGAATCAAGTAAACGTCCAAATGAGTTGCCAAATGTGACAACGCATTCCACCGATAACGACAAACTAGACACTATGATCGCGCTACTGACAGAGTTAAACAACAAGGAATATAGTCCAACGTTGTTAATGCAGTTAGGAAACGAAGTCATCAGAGTGTTAAACAACCAACTACAACGTATAAATGGACGAGATTTAGAATTAATCGAAAGGGGGCTTAATATGTAATGGCAAATTTTAGTGGGTTTACTTTTGACGGAAAACACTCATACCGTGATATGGGTATGACAATTGACCCGGAGAGAAACATCAGTATACCGAATAAAGTTAAATACAAAGAGTCCCTTCCGTTTTCAAATAAAGTTTGGGACTTTAGTAGTATCTATGATGGTCAGTTGTTCGAAGAACGAACCTTAACTTATAAATTTAATTTAATGGGTAAGCCGATTGAAACAAAAGCAGATATGAATATGCTTAAAACTAAGCTTCTAAAATGGCTTTTAAGTCCAAATGAAAAGACAGCTTTATATGATGATCATTTCCCTAATTATTATTTCATGGCGGAGGTTGAAGGTGGTAATAGCTTTGAAGAAGATTGGAAACATGGTTTTTTAAACGTAACATTCACTGCTTCTCCATTTATGATAGATGTTATGCCTGAAGGTCATGACATTTGGGATTTATTTAATTTTGACCTAGATGTATGCCAGCCAACAAAATTTACTTTTAAATCTTACTGGTCAAGTTTTAAACAACTAAATATTGGTGACCAGGCTACATACGGTGCGTGGGCGACACAGTATTATGATCCTAACTCATCCACTGGTGGGGGAGATAAAATCAATCCTGGTTTTCACGGTTACACCTATCCAATTGTCGATAAGATTACAGTCGCTGCGTCTGACCTACGGCCGTCAAGGGTTGCATATAAGCTGGCGAATCATAATCACTGGTTGCTGGAACAAGACGTGCTTCAAGCTCAAAATGAGTACCTAGATGAAGTTGTGGTTAACCCTGGTATTTCTGATGTTGCACCAATTATCACAACGAGTAGTTCAGTAACTATTGTTAGAGATGATGAAATTTATAACCTACAACCAGGCGTATATGAAACAGAGCAATTTGTTTTGAAGTCCGGAGAAAATCATTTGAAAATGTACATTCCTAATGTGACGCTGAACATAGATTTCAATTTCCATAAGGAGTTGATTTAGCATGTACCAAGTTACAATGTATGACGGACTGGAAGATAAAGTAGGTCAGGTAATACACAGTCACACGACTGGGAAATTGAAGTTAAAATCTGGAACGATTAAGCAAGGTATCAATTCATTTGATACTTTTTCTTTTGACTTTTTACCGAACAGTCCGTTGTTTAACAACATTCGAACTGGTGTTACTTTAGTCAAGGTGTTAAACACCGTCACAGGCCGTTACGAGTTTGAAGGTAGAATTGTCACTCCAGAAGAAGAAATGAATTCGGGGGTTAGCTTACACGCAATATGTGAAAGTGAGTTAGGTTTCCTAAATGATTCTGACCAAGACTTTTATGAGTTTCGAGGTACCCCTGAAGAATTGCTACGCAGGATACTTAACTATCATAATTCAGCGGTTGAAAGCAGTAAGAACTTTACACTAGGTAGTGTGGAAATCACAGACCCTAATGATTATTACTATGTTTTCCTAGATCCAGAAGAAACTAGTTGGGAAGCAATCAAACGTACACTACTTGATAAATATGGCGGTGAAATCGTCATGCGTAAAGAAAACGGTGTACGGTACTTAGACTACTTGAAGCAGCAGGGACATGATACTGATGTGACTATTGCTTTGGATAAGAACCTTAAGTCGTACAGACGTGTGACTGATATTACTAAGATATATAGTCGAATTAAACCACTTGGCAGCACTTTAGAACCTGATGAAATTCCTGAAGAAGATAGAGAAAACCTAGTGAAATACCCAAGATTGACAATAGAGTCTGTGAACAATGGTAGTAGATATTTAGATAGTCCAGAATTGATTAAAAACATTGGTGTTAAAATCGGTACTGTAAAATTTGATGATATTACTACTGCTGAAAGACTGAAATCATCTGGTCAGAGTTATTTAGATCGTCAGAAATTGGTGTTAGTCCAGTACTCAATCGACGCTTTAGATTTAGCTTTAATTGGTAAAGACTTCGAGAGTTTCGAAGTGGGAAATACGTATGTGTTGATTAACCAAGTTATGAATATTAACGAACGGCTCAGAGTAGTTGGTAAAACAATTAATATTTTAGCGCCATGGAACAATGCGCTTGAAATAGGCGACAAGATGAAAACTGCTAATGAAATACAACTTGACTTAAATAGACAAGTGAAATATGCGGTTACTCTTCAACAACAATTACAGACAGCTAACCAGTTATTCGCTGCGCGACTGAACACAGTATCAACGCTTACTGGTGATTTATCTAGCAACTACACTAATTTAACCAACGAGGTACTACCAGACTTTGAGAAAAGACTCCAAACTCTTGAAGTACCACCAACACCACCAACAGACGACAACGGTTATGCAACCAGTCGAGTTTTCCCAGTCGACTACACTCTAGAGGGCGTCAACTATTTCGTTCGTGAAGGTAAAGCAGTTGGCTCAATTGAGTATGATATGACGTACGGTATGCGCGATGGTGTACTGCATAGTGGTCATGATATTGGTACGAATGGCGATAGAAACTACACTGCTCACGCAACGACTGATGGTGTGGTACGTAAGGCAGAACTTATGTCAGGCGGTATTGGTAATGCAGTATACGTAGAACATACTGCTGACGGATATTGGAGTAACTACATGCACTTGAAATCAATAAGTGTGTCGGTTGGTCAGACAGTTAAAGCTGGTGACGTTATCGGTGTAATTGGTGGTACGGGCGGAGATTACGCACCGCACTTGCACTTTGAATTATCCCTTGATGGTGTATTCCACTCTGGTGGTAACACTATTAATCCGCAGAATTACTTAGGACTTACAGGAGATAATACAACGAGTTTACCAAGACCGGTTTAATACTGGTCTTTTTCATATAAAAAAGGAGTGATATATTTGGATATAAACAACATTAACACAGACAGAGACACAAGCAGTTTGGGGCCAATCAATTATGACAAATCAAAAGTGCCAAGCCTTATTCGTAAATATGCAGATGACGTGCGTACGAAAACATATGGTCAAGAAGTGCGAGAAGCACAAGCTCGAAATGCTGAAGTTGCTGGTCTGATTGCTAGTGAAGCAGTTACCATTTCAAATGGAATTGGAAATCGACAAAGTAAAATTGAAAGTCAATTCAATTTTGTTCAGCAAGAGCTGACAGATAAAGACCCAATCAGCGCCCCAGAAATCATCGCTGCGAGAAATGGCGAAGAAACTTTAAATGATAGATTGACAAAAGACAACAAGAAAGCCATAGGCGTACCATTAGCCCAAATGTCAAAAGTTGACGTAACTGAAAATTATACTGGTGTAATACCAATCACTTTTCATAATGGTGAGCTATACGGTTTCCAAAACAACACAACCATTGTTCGCAGTGTAGATGATGGTAATAACTGGGAAACGGTCGCCACTTCTCCGCAAGGATCTTTGCATAGTATGTACTGGACGAATGACGGTGAGGTGTTATTAGGCTTTAACAATGTTGTTAGAAAATCGGTTGGCTGGTCTGAAAACCCAACAACAGTCACTTGGAAAACAGTAGTCACTAATTCAAAAGGTGTAGGGATATTGCCATGGGGCATTGATGGTGATGGCACTAAATTCATTGTGACGGAATATTCAGGCCAAGACCGTTCGGAATCTCGCTATGTTTGGATAAGTACGGACATGGGAGAAACGTTTAATGTTGTCATTGACAAATACGATATCGACCCAACAAATACCTCGCATATGCACGGCGTTTGTTACGACAAGTGGGCGGATAGATTCTTCTTATCTCATGGTCATGGAGTTATTGAGGGTGTTTACTGGTCTGACGACGATGGAGTAACTTGGAATTTAGTGGAAGCTGATTTTGAACTAGACGCAGCTCCAACGACATTAACAGCCACAGCCAATGGAATTGTTGGTGGTTCAGATAGTGGGCGTGCTGGCCTTTACGGAATACCTAGAGTGGAAAACCCACACAACATGTTAATGCGAAGAACAGCTAGATGGGAAGTTTCACGAGAAGGAGTTACAGGCTTTGCTTACAGAGGCGTAAGGGATGAAGGAACTGACCAAGTTTACGTTGCGTTCAAATCTGACTTTGCCGACATTAGTCCTGTTATTATGGCTGGTAGCGCCACAACAGGTTCGGTTGTTTGGAAAGCTGATTTTGGTAGTTCGGTTGCTTTCCAATATTTAGCTGTTACTAAAGAAAAAGTACTTGGTGTTCATGGTGTACAAGGATCGTACAGGTCCATCGTGGGTAACAAACCATCGTATGGTGTAGATAATTTTGATAGTGGTAACATTTCAACGGCTAAAGCAACTTCCACGTCAATTGCAATAGGTCAAAATGTAAATGTTAAAACCGCTTACGAGATTTTGATAGGAAATAATGCAACTCTATTAACGGGTGTGAGCAACACACAAAATGTTGTGATTGGGCATAATGCTGTGGGTGCTACTAGGAGTGTAGTTATCGGAGATGGTGCTAAATCAGGCGGTGGGTCAGACAACGTCGCTATTGGTAAGAATGCTAACAACATGGCGATCGGTGGAATTTCGATTGGTCTTAATTCAGAAGTTTTGAGTAATCAAACAAACGGAATTGCGATTGGATCCAGCGCCAAAGCGACTTTAGGAGGAACGGCAATCGGTAACGGCTCCGAAACAATAACTGGGGCTACTAACGGCACCGCGATTGGAGGTGGCGCTCGAAGTGGAACTGAGAGTGTTGCAATTGGGCAGTCAGCAAGGGCTGGTACTAGGTCTGTGGCTATCGGACTGAATGCCACTAGCTTTTACGTAAATTCTGTAGCTCTAGGTGGAAATACAACGACAAATAGTAGTGACCAAATTCAAATTGGGAAACGACATGTTGAATTGGAAGTCGCAGCATCAACAGGAGTTCCACCAATTGGTAGTGCAAGATTATACTTGAAAAATAATGACGCTACTGGTAAACAAGAATTGTGTGTACGATTTAGAAATGCAGAAGTTATTCTAGCTGTACAACCATAGGAGGTATAATTATGTTTGAAATTAAATTAGACGAGAAAGATTTACAAATTTTAGACCAAGCTTTGACACAGTTGCCATTTTATAAAGTGAATGAATTAATCAACAACATAAACAATCAGATTGAATCTCAAATAAATGAAGAAGATAACGAGTAGATGCATACTGCGCGGTAAGAGAATAACCAAATTCAAGATAGTCAGATAATGACTAGCTTTTTTATTTTGTCAAAAAGGAAGTGATAATTGTGAAAAAAGAAATAAATGTTATTCCTTATGGAGTAATTCAAATCTGTGATGAATGTAAACAAGGAGAAATGTTACCTACTGGAGAATGGCATATGACGTCGCCCCCAAAATTTGAACATCAATGTACTACCTGTTTAGATATGAAATATTATGATGAGAGTTATCCAATAATTAAATATCGACGAAAAAATATAGATTAAATCACATTTCTCCTATAGTATGTTAATTAATACATTAATAGGAGGGATTTATTTATGACGCTAAGCTTATCGGAACAATTAATGCACTCAACTATAAGAATTGAATGTTATGGAAACGACGGGAGTGGGAGTACTGGGACTGGGTTTTTCTTTGGGTTTAACATTCAGAATAGTTTTGTACCCGTAATAGTAACGAATAATCATGTAGTCAAGAACATGTCTGTTTGGAAAGGACTTTTCACAATTGCCGATGATTCAGGGAATCCACTCTATGGAAATCACTATAGAATCGACGTTGGAAATCTAAGTGACTTAATCATACCTCATCCAGATCCAACAGTTGATTTATGTATAATACCAATCGCTCCCATATTACGCCAAGCAGAAAATGAAGGCAAAAACATATTCTATATACCTCTTTCTAAAGAACAATTACCTTCTAAAACACATTTTGATGATGAATTTACTGCGATTGAAGATATAATAATGATTGGATATCCAAACGGTTTATGGGATAGTTCAAATAACTTACCTATCATTCGACAAGGTGTAACAGCCACTCATCCCAGTATAGATTACGATAGTAAAGAAGAGTTCTTAATTGATGCTGCCTGTTTTCCGGGATCTAGTGGATCACCTGTTTTCTTATATAACCAAGGTGGATATGTCTCTAAAACTGGAGATATAAATATAGGCAATAGTAGAGTGTTGCTTTTAGGGGTTCTCTATGCTGGTCCTGTAATATCAGCTACAGGAGAAATCACTGTGGTGAACGTCCCTACCAATCCGAAACCAATTGCAACAACGAATATGATGATGAATTTAGGAACAGTTATTAAGTCAAAGAAATTAAATGACTTCAAATCTATTTTATCTCATTTATTATGATGTAGATTATTCGGTAGAAAAGTGAATATCATTCAAATCAAAGGTAGTCCTCCGGGCTGCCTTTTTATTATGCCTTAATTTGTCAAATTAAGTGCAACACAGTTTTATAAAAGATTTCATAAGGTGTTTTCCAATTCAAACATTTTTTGGGACGTGTATTTAATTTCGTTGCCCAACCTTGTATCTCTTCATCAGTTGCATCTGTCAAATCAACACCTTTCGGTGAGTACTCTCTAAGGAGTCCATTTGTATTCTCATTAGATCCTCTTTGCCAAGGGGCATGAGGATCTGGAAAAAAAATTTGCGTATTATTTAATTCCTCAGTCAATCGGGCGTGTTGACTGAATTCTTTACCACGGTCAGGTGTAATGGTTTTACAAAAATTAGAATCAATACCTTGTAGTAATTTAATCATTTGGTCAACTACCGGCTTAGAAGCTTTCTTCTCAGATTTACCGATTAGTAATAACCTAGATTTTCTATCAACTAACGTTACTAAGCACGCTTTACCAGTTTGACCTGCAACTGTATCTGCTTCCCAATGACCAATCTCAGTTCGTTCATTAGCGCCATCTGGTCGTTCATGAATCGTATTGGAGATAGGGATCTTTCCTCTTCTCTCTACGTGATTTTTAGAATGGCGTGTTTTACCTCTGTGTCTTAATTTACGGATAGCGCCTCGATTACCGGTTGATAAACCAGGCTCATCGAAGTCGCCACGATAAATTGCACGATAGATAGTATTATAACTGATTTTATTTTTGGAATTTTCAAGGTTCAAACGACCAGAAATTTGTTCTGGAGACCATTGTTCGTTGAGAAATAGTCGTTTGACCAACTGGAAAATAGAGTCTTTATCTAGCGTGCGATGTCTGCCACATAGTTGTTTTCTACGTTTATACTCTCCATGAGCAGTTGACGGTGAATAACTGCCATCCTTGTTTGAATTACGATGTAATTCTCTTGAGATAGTCGATTTAGAACGGTCCAGGGTCTCGGATATATGCCCGATAGTTTCGCCTTGTTCATACATTAGGAATATTGTTTCTCGCTCATTCATGGTAAGATGTGTGTATGGATTCATAGCTTTCTCCTTCTAATAGTTGGTTGGTACATCTATTTTATAGGAAAACTATGGATCTTTTTTATTTTATTATTGTTGTTGCACTTAAATTGTAAATTCGTCGCACAAAAATAGAAAGGAGCGTGAAAAATGAAAAAAAATAAAGATCAGGTATCCTGTCAGACGGCCAAACAATATGCTATATTATAGTAAAAGTTTGGGAGTGGGTTTTATGACATCAGAAGAATATGTAAACCAAGTGAACCGGTTGATGGACCTGCAAAGTACTTATTTAAATATTTTCCTAGGTATTCTAGGAATTGCAACTGGTATATTCGTAGTTTTTCAGTGGCGATATAGTGATAAACAAATTGAAAAGGTTATTGAGAAAACTAAAAATGAGACCATTGAAGAAATCGAAAAAATATTAGGGATTAATAATTTAGGGGATTTTAGAGATAGTCTAGATAATAAGTTTGAATCAAAAGATAAAGAGAATTTAGAATACGCACAAAATCAATTTGAATTTTGTGTGCAAATTATTTTACATGATGGGAATTCTCAATTGTGGAGATTACCCAATGCTTTGAAAGCTTATAAAACATACCTCACAAGAGATATACAATTTTTCGATTATACAATGTCAAGATTAAATTTAAGTTTGACAAGTGCTAAAAATAAAATTGATTTTAATGATCCAAATTTTAGTTTAATGATAGATACACTAATGAGATATGAAGCAGAAATGCATCAACAATCAGTTGAATTGATACACCTTAGAAATCAACTTAACTCTTTACGAATGAAACAAAATAACGTTAAAGCTTAGCTAATTGCTAGGCTTTTTTATTTGAAGAAAGGATGTGGATGATGGAAACACAAGACCACGAAACACGCATATCACGCTTGGAAGAAAATGATGAAGAAATTTTCAAGCAAATCAAGAGTATTAACGATGATTTAAAAGACAGATACTCACGTATTGATGAAAGTAATAAACACTTGCGGGAGCTGTCACTGAAACAGAATGACCAGAATGCACAGATACTCAACGCAGTCTTGAAGGGTAATCAGGACTCTGAAAAAAGAGCAGATGAACGTAAAAAGTCAGTGGATGAAAATCGGGGTCAGTTATTGCTAACGATCTTAGGTAGCGGTGGGATTATCTACATTCTCATTGATGCATTATTAAAAGTATTTGGAGGATAGGTATATGGACATTCTAAAGTATGTCGTGCAAGAGGGATTGGTCATGGTACCAGTCCTTTTTATTATCGGAGAAATTGTAAAAGGTACAGAATTGTTATCAAACAAATGGATACCGCTAGCATTATTAGTTATTAGTGTTGGCTTCACACCACTACTATTAGGTGCTTATACGGCAGATAACATCGTCCAAGCAGTGCTAGTTGCTGGTGTAACTGTCTTTGGTAACGAGTTGATTAAACAATCAAGTAAAGGGGATAAATAATTATGTCAGAAGAAATTAAAACTGTTGAGAATTTAATGAAAGAAATTGAATCGCAAGAAGATGGTATTGTCAAAGACGGTAAAGGTACTGACCAAGACAATAAAGAGGAGGGCAAATAATGGCTTTAACAATTAAAAAGGACCTAGCGCCAACAGTAGCTGGAACGAACGGTTTTGGGAATAAAAACCAAAAACGTAAAGTAACCGTTCATTTAACGGGGAATCGTGGAAAAGGTGCGAATGCTAAAATGCATGCGAAACTGCAAAAAACTATCTATCCGGCGAGCTGGCACATTCAAACGGACGATAAAGAATCTATCCAATCATTTGAGTACTCATGGCAGTGTTATCACGCTGGTGATGGATCTGGAGATGGTAATAAACATTCAATCGGTATCGAGGGATGCATCAACGTTGATGGTGACTATGTTAAGATGATTCATAACTTAGCGGAGACAGTTGCTATTGTTGTTCGTGACAATGGTTTAGATCCAGTTAAAGACGTTGTACGTCATTATGATTGGTCAGGTAAACACTGTCCGTCTCAAATTATGGATGGTTGGTATGGCATTACATGGCCTAAATTTAAGCAAATGGTGGTCGATTACTATAACGCTGGTAACACAACAGTTAAACCAGTAGCGACGTCGGCTGCCAAATCATCTGCATCCTCAAATGGTATCGTTAAGAAATATAGTGAAAAAGGTGTATTCTATCCTAACGAGGTTATTATTGTTAGAGATGCGCCTACAACTAAAGGTAAGCAAATTGCTAAATACTTTAAAGGCGAAAAGGTAAAATACCATACAGTCCACATTGGTAATGGTTACGTCTGGTTGCAATATACACGGGCTAAAGGTGGCCAAGGATATATTCCTATTCGTGAATACTACGGCGGGTCAAAATATGGTCCAAAATGGGGAACAATTAAATAATTACAATTTTCAAAGGGTAGTGGGCTTCGGTCTGCTACCTCTTTTTTTGTTGAAGGATACAATCTTTAGTGGTATAATGAAATTACCTTTTAGGTAAAATCAATAGGTTGGAGGTAACAATGAATATCTTCTATGCAAATAAGAAAGTAGAGAAACAATGTACAGAGTTAAAGCAAGCTAAAATTGACTTTCCTTTGAAAATTGCTAAAAAGTTATTGAAGCTTGTAAATTTTATTGAAGCGGCTGAAAATTTAAACTCTGTAATAGGTATGAAAACCTATCGATTTCACAAACTAAAAGGGGATTTAAGTGGTCTTTATGCAATGGATATTGATGGTGTAAAGAGTTCATATCGGTTACTCGTATCGTTTAATAACGAGGGATTTGATGATGTTTTTACAAATTCGGTATCTATTGAAGTGATAACCATTGAGGAGGTCAGTAACCATTATGAGTAACGAAGTTATTTATGAAGATTTAATAGCATTCCACCCAGGTTCATACGTAGAAGACATAGTGGACGATTTAAATATTACTCAGACTGAATTTGCTGAAAGATTAGGAACTTCTCCAAAGTCCATAAGTAAAATTATTAACGGTGAAGAAGGTATTAGTAAAGATATGGCTAATAAGCTTTCTAAGCTAACAGGGATTTCAAATAAGACTTGGTTAAACCTTCAAACAGAGTATGATTTAAAGGTAATGGAAATTGAAGAAAATAAAAGAGAAGATGAAAAAGAAGTTTGTCAATTAATTGACTTTAGTTATTTCAGAAAAAACAATTTAGTCGAGGATAAAAGATACTCACTAAAAGATAAAATAGAAGAGTTGAGAAAATTGTTAAATATTTCGAACTTATCTTTTTTGAATGATTTTAATAGTTCTGTAAGTTATCGGAATACTAAAGCGTTTGAGACTAAATCTATTGTTAATTCAAATGTCCTTCTTGAAATAGCTACTAACCTGGCTCGTAATAAGTCTGAGAAAAGCCTGGATACTAAAAAGTTAGAAAAGTATTTCCCTGAAATTAAGAAAATGACAATACTTGAGCCCGATATTTTTTATCCTAGATTGGAAGAAATACTGTTAGAATGTGGTATTGTATTAGTTGGATTACCTCATCTAAAGAATGCAAATCTTCAAGGTGCAACAAAGAAATTTAAAAACGGTAGTATTCTTTTATTGATTACGGATAGAAAGAAAGATGCTGATATTTTTTGGTTCTCTTTGGTTCATGAATTAGGACATATATGTAATAAAGATTTCTATTCAAATTATGAAGATGAAGATTTATATGCTGCAAAAGAATCAGAAGCAGATAGGTTTTCTCAAGATTTCTTTATTGATTCTGATCTTTATAATCAATTTGTGGGTGAAAGTGATATAAATAGAACCACCATATTACAATTTGCAGATGAATTAGAAATCCATCCAAGTATATTAATAGGTAGATTGCAAAATGATAAGCTATTAGATTATAAAGAATATTACGATTTAAAAACACAATACTCATTTTCTTTCAGTTCTTAAACTAAATTATATAGATTTTTTAGAAAATCAACTTAATCTCATCGTCCCTCACTCTAACCGGCGAGGGCTTTTTTATTTACTTTAAATTAGGTAAGGTTTTATGGGTATTAAAAAAGACAGCCTATTACAGACTGTCTTAAGAGTTCACACTTGAGTTCACACTTTTTTGTTTTTTATTGTCATTCTTTTGCAACTGTTTTGTTCAAAAGACTATTAAATCAAGGTTTTCAATTTTCTTTAACGTTCTTTTTGTACTTATTTATGCCGAATGCAGGAATATGAATTGTTGTCATATCAACGTTTGTAAAGAGTGAGTTCACATGGTGTTCACATGTTGCTCTGTGTTTTCTAAAATCTCGATTACCTTTGTATCTTGTTGCTGCTTAAATTCATTGAGTATGTGTGCATAAGTCTTAAGAGTTTCAATGGTGCTAGCGTGGCCTAATCGCTTGCTGATGTAATTAATATCAATACCATTATAGATCAGGTAGCTACAATGTGTATGACGTAGTCCATGGATACCACAAAATTCTATCGATAAACTCTCACATAGTTTCTTTAAGTATTTTCTAATTGCAGTATCAGTAATTACTGGTTTTTCAAATTTATCTAAGAATAAAAACTTAGGTGACTGTGATTGAAACTTTAGTTTATATTCAAATATACGTTTCTTAAAAGTATCAGTAATTTTAATTTTACGAATACTTGTCTTTGTCTTACCTGCAGTAAATGTTTTACTTGCAGTATAATCATAACCACGATTTACCTCTAATACATTTCCGTGGATATCATCCCATGATAATCCATATATCTCGCCAAGACGTAAACCAGTATTGATAGCAATGTATAGTGCTGTACTTCTAGGCGTTAATTCATCTTGAAACGCTTTTGTTAATAGTTCGCCATCATGGATATTCCAAGCCTTAATTCTTGATTGCTGATCATTATCGTAGCTAATCACAACATTGAAAGTAGGGTCAACCTGTATCAGATTATCAGCTAAAGCCATTTGAATAGCTTGTTTTAATCTGAAATGTGTTTTTTCAACGGTATTTCTAGCTCTATTTTTGCCTCTTATATTAATAAACGTCTGATACCGTTGCCTGGTCAATAGCTTTAAGGGTAAATTACCAAAATACTCATGTACTAATTTTATAAGGTGTTTATACTCTTTGATAACTTTATCAGTTATCATAGTTTCTTTATATGTATAAAACCATTTCTCAAAGTAATCAGCAAAGGGCATATCAGCATTAATATCGTAAGTAATTTCTTCTTGTTTAGTGCCATAAATTTGAGCCTCTTTTTTGGATTTGAAGCCTTTTTTCATCTTTTGATGTCTATTCCCTTTGTTATCGTAGACGTTATATCTAACGTACCATTTATTGGTTTTAGGATCTTTATTAACGCTTGCCATTATTTATCACTCCTACTATTTCAGTGTGAACTCTGGTATAATAGGTATGCAAAAGGCACGCACCTAGTGCTTTTTGTCAAACTTCAGATTGCCTCACTCTTCGACCGACCAAAGTGGAGAGTGGGGTATTTTTTTTGTTTAATTTATGTTTATCTCTTCTATGTAGACCGCCGGTATCTCGATTTCTGCACCCATTACAGTTTCGTAGGTTGTAGTCCCTACTGAAGTTCCAATAAAAGTAATATAGTCATCTTCTAAAATTTTGGTACTTGCTGTTCCTGGCTCGTATCCAATTAACACGACCGTGTCGTAATCGTCATTCAACGCCACGCGATGTTGAATCTCACCATCACCTTGTATTGTTTGGAGAACTGTACCTGATAATTCGACTAATTCTCCATAATTATCATCTGAGTAACGCATCAAATCATCATATGTTAAATCAGTTCGCGCATTATCTAAATCAACTTTTTTGATTGATTCTTTACTCTCTTCTGCGCTTGTAGATGATGACTTGCTTGCTAAATAAGCTTCGTTTGGTGATATATTTACCTTAATAGGCTCATCTTCTAACTCTGATACTGAATCGATGGTACCAATATTAAGTGAATCATCAGTTGTTAGATAGATAGTGGTATCAGTTTTATTGGTTTTAGTTCTATATAAGAAAGCATTATCGTCATCAGTCTCGACAGTATCTATAACTGTATCTTCATAGATAACGTATACGGTACTTGGTTCTTTTGTATGACCTGCCAAATTCATGTAATTATCTTCATCTGCTTGCGTGGTGTATTCATTTAAACTAAAATCAGTACCTTCGTTAGTTGTTAAGGCTATTTGAATATCTTTACTAACAGCTTGACTTGAGCTCACACTAGACTGCGTATCCGCTTCAACTTCTTCACTCACTTGTTCGCTATTACATGCACCTAACAATAAAGCCGACATACCCAATAAAAGTAATTTCTTCATATTAAGTTCCTCCAATATATGATATAACATATTTAACCAATAAACGTCCTACCAATCTAACTGACTGGTAGGGCTTTTTTGTTTTTATTTTCTCATCAACAACACTGTTCTGACTGCATCTTCACGAACATACTCTCTACTTTGTTCTAGCCATTTATTGATTTGGAAAGCATCATAAATCACCCAAATAATTGAAGGAATCCCAAACATCCAACTAGATAGAAATAGCGTAACAGCAATCATCCCAAATCCTGAACCAATTTTTCCAAAGTAAAATCTATGACCTCCAAAACTTGCTAAAAAGAACCATAATAACCATGCTACAAGTGGTTTCTTGGCATCATTTGATACTTTACGTTCTACATAATCACGTTCCTGTAAATCTAAGTCAGCTAAATCCACAATTGAGTTTGATCTAGCATTAAAGCTTTCTGTTTTTGGTTCATATGTTTTTCTCGACATTTCTATTTATCCTCCTAAATCATACCCTTTACTTTATACATATATATAGCACTTTCAACAATCTGATCAGGTAAATTCAAATCATCAGCAATCTCATATAAAAATACAGCATCTTCACTATCCTGGTATCTAGCTATATCATCGACTGGAATAAGTTGGCCATAAGACCATCGCCGAGCCATAGATTCTTCTTTGCCATATTTGTGATAATTAGTAATATCTTTATTCAATGATGTTTTATAATGACCAACTTCTTCTGCAACAGTAGAAAGTTGCGTTGTTAGAGATTTACGCTTATTTATGTAAATATCTCTACCTATAATCATGCCAGAAAGTTCATCAGGCATTTCTTCATCAAAATGAAAATAAAACTTATCATCGTATTTAGCAATAAATTTTTCTAATTCATTCAACCAATCACCTACTTATTGTGTCGCTTTTTAATATTATCAATGTAAGCCCGTACCTCAGCTTCTTGTTCCTGAGTAAGATCATCATCTTTATGTGCTGCAATTAAAATGTCATCTGAGTGATTTGATTTGTTTTGTTCATCTAATTCATACTTAGCATATGAATAGACTTTTTTTTGACGTGAATTTTCAAGCTGATTATAGATTACATTGATATCATCTTTTACTTCCCATCCCATAATATAGGCTGGGGTTGTATTTAAAGCTTTTGCGATAGGTTCAACTAGTTCGATGGGAAATTTTTCAATTTCTCCTTTTTCGTATCTATATATAGTTGTTTTTGAAACACCTAATTTTTCAGCTAACTTTTCAGCCGATAAATTAATCTCTTGCCTACGTAATTTCATCCTTTGCCCTATATTCATAGTAAACCTCCATTTACGATTTAAATATATTATATATAATAAGTCGCAAAAATGCAACATTAATTTGTTTCATTTTTGCAACTTTCTATATTGACTTAACAAAATTAGGTGCTATAATAAAATTACAAAGTTGCATTAACGCAACTAAAATTGGAGGTGAAATTATGGTAAAAGTTGACAAATTAAAAGGTGCTATTGTAGCGAATGGGAAAACCCAAGAGCAAGTAGCAGCCGAAATTAATATTGATAGAAGTACATTTTATCGAAAAATGTCTAAAGGTGGAGCGTTTTCTATTGGAGAGGTTTCAAAAATGGTAGAGACAATTCCATTAACTTACGCAGAAGCTATTGATATTTTTTTAGACCCAAAGTTGCATAAACGCAACAACGAAAAAGCAGTTATTTAAGGAGATGTAACCTATGAATGAGATGAATTTGTTTAATCTACAAGAACAAGATGATGGTTCGGTAGCAGTTAGTGGACGTGAATTGCATGCTTTCTTGGAAGTGAAAACTAGATATAACGATTGGTTTTCGAGAATGAAAGAGTACGGCCTAGAAGAAAATATTGATTATCAAGCTCTTACTCAAAAAAGAGTAACAGCTCAAGGGAACATGGTAGACCAAGTTGACCATGCTTTAACAATTGATACTGCTAAAGAAATTTCAATGATCCAGCGAAACGAAAAAGGCAAACAAGCACGTCAATACTTTATCCAGGTAGAGAAAGCTTGGAATAGTCCAGAGATGATTATGAAGAGAGCGTTGCAAATTGCTGATAAGAAAATTGAAAGTTTACAGGGACAAATTGCTTTAGATAAGCCCAAAGTAATTTTTGCAGATGCAGTTGCCAGCAGTCACACCAGTATTTTAGTAGGAGAGTTATCTAAACTTTTACGTCAAAACGGTATTGATATTGGCCAAAATAGATTATTTGCATGGTTACGTGAGAATGGTTTTCTGATTAAACGTAAAGGTACAGATTTCAATATGCCAACTCAATATTCTATGGATTTAGAGTTATTTGAAATTAAGGAACGTACAATCAATAATGCTGATGGTTCAATTCGTACAACTAAAACACCAAAAGTAACTGGTAAAGGTCAACAATATTTCATTAACAAATTTATGAAAGAAATAGCCTAGGAGGTACATCAATGTGGAAACGAAAGAATTAATTTTTCAATTAATGGAGATTGACAAGCAGAAGTTACTACTTGAGAAACAAGCGGAATTACAGCAACTTCACGACCAGCTAGATTATGGGTCAGTAGGAGATATGGCTTGGTTCTGTGAGCGTGTCAATATGTCGGCTGGAAATGCTAAAGAACGAATTCTGTATCCGTTCAAAAAAGAATTAGAAGGAAGTATAGTGACGTTCCCAGAAGTCCAGGGACAGAAGTGGCAATTCAATAAGTGGCCAATGAACAAATGGATCGTTGAAAATTTTGAGAGGTGGTAAATAGGATGAAAAAAGTAATAAAAACACTCGCATTAATAACTGCAACTATTGGGGTAGCGACAGTGGTTAAGCGCAAAAAAGAGCAACCTGCTGGAACAGGTCACTCAAAGGTTTTCTATGGTGAAAGTAAACCACGGAATATTAAAAATTATGATACATGGTTTATAAGACTCCGTTACTATCAACGCTACGAAGTTAAAACTAATGATCACGTCATAATAGCTTTAGTTGACGAAGAACATTTGACTTTTATTGAAGAAAATAATGAGCAAATACGTACCATTGTTCTAAATAGAGTCTGATTGAAAATCAACTACTAAGTCACCATTTTCATTTGGTTTAAATGGCATATTGGTTTTTAAAACGGAACGATTTGAATACTCTTCGTGATACATTACCAAACCGCTTTCGAATATATCAAAGCTAATGGAATGTTCTGCATCATCTATTATTCTGTACTTTGTCTTATTTCCCATATTCGGAGTAAGTAAATTTTGATTAATAGTGGTATTTGAAACAGCTTCAATGGAGTAAACATATTTTAAATCTATATTTCTTATACTCATTCTCAGTATCTCCTTTCTATAAGTTTATTAGATTACCTAGGTTTTCTTTGTTTCTTTCAGCTTTTAAGAATTGATCAGCAAGTGATTTAGTACTAGATAGTTTGGCGTAACGATCGTTATCTGAATCAGCGAGAGTTGAATGTCCTTTAGTAAATGAATCTTTCAAGGCTTCAACTCCTTCTACTTTTAATCTATTTCCGGATACTAAAGTATCAAATGATAAACCTTTCAATTTGTTACCGTAAAAGTTTTTTATCTTTTACTTCTTATAGTTTCCTATAAGTTCAGCATATCTGTTCATCTTAATAAGATGTTGGGCGCTCGTGGATTGATTATTCTCTTCGCTAGTCACAATCTATGCGTTGCACCTTCTTAGTTTAGTAAAACGAAAAACTAAGCTTGGCTCAGGGTTCTCATATCATAAGACTTAGAGTTCCTTGAATTCACCCAATGCACTCATAACATCGCTGTAATGAGGGGCAATCTGTTCCATTATTATATATGGTTTATATTAAAAGAACAACTTATCGAACAATAATTAGCTTAATTATGAGGAGGACTTATGAATACAAAAAAAATTAAAGAATTAATGGATAACGCAGAATTAACAAGGCATCAAATTGCTCAAAAAGTTGGCGTTAATCACTCAGTAATTTACAAAATATACGATGGTTCAACTAAAGAAATAAAAATAAGTACGGCATTCAAGCTAGCAGATGCACTAGGCGTAGATATTAACGAATTTAGGGAGGAATAGATATGAGTAAACAAGCAAAACAGACACAGTGGGGTATTACGATTCTAATCGGTATTTTATTCATCTTAGGTGGCGCAGGCACGGTTGAAGTTGGTAGACAGCATGGCTTTGAAGCAACCTTGGTTGGCGTAATTCTATCAATTTGGGGGCTGTATAAGACTTGGATTTGGGATGTGATTGAATGAGTTTCGTAATTAAACGATTAGAAGAAATGCGAGATAAAGAAATTGAAAAATCTCTTAATAATTATTTTGAAACCAAGGATAGAGAACACTTGGATGACGTTCATCGAATTAATATTTATTACGATAATTTGATACTTGAGCAAATGTTTGAAGAAAACAAAGTGAAAAATTATAGCTAGGGGGTTATGACTTGCGAGGCATTTACGATTTAGATCAAGAACAGTGGTTTCCTGATGAGGAAGAAGAGCAGCAAGAAATTGAATACATAGTTTACGTACCTGAAAAACAAATTAAAGTGACTGCAATAAATGAGGAAGAAGCAATTGAGAGAGTCCTCTTTAATCTGAATAATGAGTACAGTTTTAAAGAATTAGAAGCAGAAACTTATGAATAAAAAAAGCACCTATTGCAGTAGGCGCTAGAAACTATCTAAGTTAAGGAGATTATAACATATGGGATACAAATTAACCAAAACTGAACAGGATTGGCATGATTTCAGAGCGGAGGGTCTTGGCGGTTCAGACATTGGAACGGTGCTGGGATTTAATAATTTTAAAAGTCCGTATCAACTTTGGCTTGAAAAAACTGGCCAATTAGAACCTGAAGATATTAGCCATAAAGTTGCTATTCAAGTTGGGAACGAGCTTGAGGAATTGGTAGCTAAGATTTTTACACAACAAACTGGCATACGAGTTCAAAGAGATAATAAAAGCTATTTTAAAGACGATAAACCATTCTTACATGCAAATATTGACCGCAAAATCATAGGTGAGAATGCCTTGTTGGAATGTAAAACAACGGGCGCACACAACAAATCACAGTGGGAAGGCGACAATGTGCCAGCAAGTTATCTACTGCAGGTACAACACTATTTGAACGTACTTAACTATGACTATGCTTATATCGCCGTTATCATCGGTAACTTTGATTTTCAATACAAGCGCATTGAGCGAGACCAAGAACTTATTGACCTAGTAGAAGAACGAGCTACAAAGTTTTGGCTTGAAAATGTCAAACAAGGGATACCGCCTGAACTCGATGGATCACAATCGACCAAAGAGAGCTTAGACCAATTATATAGTCCGTCGTACGAAAAAAAAGTACCTATGGATAAAGTTATTACTCAGACTGTAAAAGACCTTGTAGGTATTAAGAATCAGATTAAAGACTTAAATTTAATCAAGACCGAAAAGGAGAACAAAATTAAGGTTTATATGGGGCACCATGAAGCTGAAGAAATCACATCAGAGACAATAAATGCAAACTGGAAAACGCAAGTTAGCAAACGCTTTGATACTAAAAGGTTTAAGGCAGAGCATCCAGAAATCGCTGCAAATTACATGAATGAAACCACCACTAAAGTATTACGACTTAAAGAAGTCAAGGAGGCAGAATAATGGCAACAACTAACTCAATCAAAAATCAAATGACACAACAACCCACTAGCAATGCACCAGCACCACAAGGTAATTCTGTTAAAGCATTGCTTCAAAATCCAACAATCCAAAAGAAATTTAATGAAGTACTTAAAGATAAGTCATCAACATTCACCTCAAGCTTAATCACGCTTGTTAACAATGACAGCTACCTAGCAGATTCCGAACCAATGAGTATTATTGCAGGTGCAATGCAAGCAGCTCAATTAGATTTACCTGTAGAAAAGCAATTTGGGTTTGCATACTTAGTACCCTTTAACGAAAAGAATAAGGTAACTGGCCGATGGGAGAAGAAAGCCCAATTCATGCTCGGTTACCGTGGCTACATCCAACTAGCTCAACGATCTGGCCAATACAAATCAATCAATGTGATTAACGTGCATGAGGGCGAACTAGAGAGCTGGAACCCACTTACAGAAGAAGCTATCTACAATCCAGAAAACAAGCAATCAGACGTTGTTGTTGGCTATATTGGTTACTTTAAACTATTGAACGGTTTCGAAAAAACGACTTACTGGACTAAAGCACAAGTAGAAAAACACCGTATTGAAAATAACAAGAATAAAGACAAGCAAAAACTTTCAGGTGTATGGGCATCAAACTATGATGCTATGGCTCAAAAAACGGTGCTTAGAAACCTTTTAAGTAAGTGGGGTATCTTGTCTATTGAAATGCAAAAAGGTGTGCTTGCAGATGATTCTGTTAACGAATTTAACGACCACGGGGAAATTAACCGTGTGGATGTAACAGATTCATTTAAAGAAGAGCCAGCACCTCAAATCGAAGAACCTAGTAAACCAATCGATGTTGATACAGGTGAGATCATTGGAAACATCGAGGTGACTGTAGATGCGACACTAGATGATGAAACCACAAATTATTACAAGAATGCAGCGAAGGAAAATGCAAATAAGATTGGCAAGTAGGTGATGTTATTGGGTAAGAAATATTTTTGGCTAAAACTAAAGGATGATTTCTTTAATCAAAAGGAAATCAAGATGCTAAGACGTGTTGCCGGTGGTGACACGTACACGATTATTTATTTGAAAATGCTACTTCTCAGTTTGAAAAATGACGGCAAAATTTATTATGACGGCATAGCAGAAAATATGATTGAAGAAACTGCACTTGAAATTGATGAAGATATTGAAAATGTTCAAATTACGTTTACCTATCTTTTGAAAAAGGGGCTTATCGAAACTGCACATGAAGATGAAATTGAGATGACAAATATTGCATCTATGATTGGGTCTGAAACCGATGCGGCAGTAAGGAAGAGACGTCAAAGGTTGAAAGAAAAACGTGACATTGTCACAGAGCAGTCACACTTAGGTCACATAGAGATAGAGATAGAGAAAGATATAGAGCTAGAGAAAGAACTACAACTACAACAAGAAGAAAAAATTACACCTGTTGTCATCGTTGATGATGTGAATCAAGCTATTGATTTTTATCAACAGAACTTTGGTGTACTTAATCCATATACCACACAACAAATCCTGGATGCAGTAAATACCTTTAACGAGGAAGTTGTAGTAAAAGCAATGCAGATTGCGATTGAAAGTAATAACCGTAACTATAGTTATGTGAGGGGCATATTAAAGAATTGGTATCAAAATAATGTAAAAACCCTTGAAGATATTCAAGCATTAGATGCGGAACATCAAAATAAGAAAACAAAAAAATCTTTTAAAAACACACAAAAAGAAGCTGTTGCGCCTGCATGGTTAAACTCGGATAAAAGAGCAGATCAAACTAAAGAGACTAGCGGGGGATTAACTGCAGAAGAAATCGAGGCTATTGAGGAATTAAAGAAAATGGTAGTTGGTGAAGCTAGTGACAGTTAGAAGTAAGTACGGTGCTAAAAAGACAGTAATTGATGAAATCACTTTTGATAGTAAAGCAGAAGCACAATTTTATATGCATCTAAAACAGCTTCAAAGCGCTGGGGTGGTATCTGGATTTGAGATGCAAGTGCCATTTATCTTGCAAGAAGGATTTGACCATCCAACTAGAAAAATAAAAAGTGGTAAGCCATCAAGAGTACCTGCTATCAAGTATGTGACTGATTTTGTGGTCACATACGCTGATGGTAGTGAAAAAGTAATTGATGTAAAAGGCGTACAAACTACTGATTTTAAATTAAAAGCTAGGATGTTTGTAAAGAAATATTGCAAGCCACTATATTTAGCAAAAAAAACAGGGTAGAAATTGGAAAATTGAGGAGTTTTAAACATGAATGCAGATAACGTAATTATTTTAAATGGACGGCTTACACGAGATCCAGAAATCACAACAATGAATGATGGTAAATCCATCGCAAAATTTACTTTGGCAGTAAACAGAAGTTTCAAAGATGCAAATGGTGAAAGACAAGCAGACTTCCACAACTGTGTTGTGTTTGGTAATCGTGCTGAAGCTATTGGGAAATATTTCAAAAAAGGCAGCGCTATTGGTGTTATGGGAGAGTTACGTGATAACAACTATGAGAAAGATGGCATCACTCACTACAACAAGCAGGTAATTGTAGACCAATTTAGTTTTAGAAGTAGCGCAGATGGTCATAGCGGTCAAAATCCAGGGCAAAATAACGTTCAAAATACTAACCAGTATAATTACGCTCAACCAAGCCAAAACACCACACAAGCGAATTTTGAGGCAAATAACACTAGTGCATTTGATGGTGCTGGAAATGATATCAATATTTCTGATAATGATTTGCCATTTTAGGAGGTTTTGAGATGCTGGTAGAAGATAGAAAATTCGTGTTAATCGACGGAAGCCATACACAACTCGCAAGTTCCTTTGACCGTCCCGAGTTGAATAGAATCGCTACAAAGATGATTGATAATCCTAAAAAATATCCATATGTTGCACCTTTACGAGTGTATGTGCTGTTTAAAGATAACGGCGTCAAAAGCGGAGCAATCAAAGAAATCAAAAAACGTAAAAAGAAGGATCCTAGACCAATTTGGGCGCAACGAATAGAAAAAATGAGAAAAGAGCAGGGTATTGGCGTATATGCAGCCGCAGCAAATATCAAAATAAAACGTGATACTTATGCTTTGGCAGAAAAAGAGGGCATTTTACCGAACGCGAAACAGCGGAAGAAGATTGCAGACTATTACAATTTAAGCATTTCAGATTTGTTCAAAGGGGCTTTATACGAAGCAAAAAATATTAGGGGTTCGAAAGATGACTAAAAACAAATTCCTAGACGACTTAATCAACCGCTTAGAAGAAATCAAAGATATTGACGAGCGTTTTTGGCCGTTTGCTGAACGTGTAGTGAGAAGGGAAGGTGATGCCAATGAATAGCTCAGTTAAAATATTAGAGTTATTCGGTTGAAGGTGGCATAGGAGCGGCTAGAAAAGCACTAGTAAACCTAGGCGTGGAACACAAATCAATTGATTATGTTGAATGGAACGAGAAAGCAGTACGAAGCTATAATGCAATGTTTGACAATAGATACAAGCCGGAATCAGTAGTTGGATATAACTTAAAACCTGACATCTTGGTGCATGGTAGTCCTTGCCAAGACTTTAGTATCGCTGGTAAACAATATGGTGGGAACATTGAAGATGGCACAAGATCAAGTTTACTATTTGAAACGATTAAAATCATTGAAAATCTAGGCATTTGGAAACCAAAAGTGGTTATTTGGGAAAACGTAAAGAATGTTTTATCGAAGAAGATGATACCCGCATTTAATCACTACTTACGTGATATGGAAGCGTTAGGATACACCAACAGTTTTGAAGTTTTAGACGCGAGAGACTTTGGTATTCCACAAGCTAGAGAACGTATATTCACAGTTAGCATTTTAGGTGGAGAATACTTTAATTTCGATAATTTAGAATTTAAAAAGATGCGAGATGTTAGTGAATTTTTAGAGAAAGAAGTTGACGATAGATACACAATCACTCAACCAAGCATGTTGGCTAAAATCAATGCGACAGGAACAAGAAGTTTAAAGCCTGTGAAAGATTATGTTTGGACAATTACAACTAAACAAATGAGGTGTCCAAATAGTGGTGTTATCGACATTGGGAATGGGCAGTATCGCTTGCTAACTGAACGTGAATGCTGGCGATTGATGGGCTTTAGCGATGAAGATTTTGATAACGCAGAAAAAGCACACCCAAGACGTAAAAATTACTTAAACGGTACATTGTACCACCAATCAGGGAATAGCATTGTGGTGGACGTTCTTGAAGCAATATTTAAAGAGTTGTTAAAACTCGGGCAGGAGGAATTAGCATGAAAGATAACATTAGACCAGACCACTACCGAAAAGGGGAGATAGACTTGTACGAAGAATGGTATCTAACCTATCCATTCGATCAGTATCGAGCGATTATGCAGTCGCACGCTGAAAAGTATTTAAGACGGAATAAGGTCAATCGTGTGGAAGATTTAGGTAAAGCTATTTACACACTGGAACGTTTGAAAGAAAAAGAGATTGAACATGCTGGTGGAAATGAAGAAATTATCACTAAAGACGGCACGATAACTTACAAAAGCGAAGAAGATGGCGAGAGTATTTACTTGTTAAAAGGTTTCTTAGAACATGGTTTCAATTACCTAGCTAGAGATTTTGATGGTGATATATACGTATATAAGTTCCCACCGATGAAAAGAAAAACGACGTGGTATGCACACACCATCGGGATCAACCGTGCTGAAAAGATTAATGATCACAGTTTCCCAGAGGTTGGGTGGTCTGATAAAAAACCAACTAAAATTGCTGATTTATTGGCAACTTACGAAAATGGTGGAGAAAACGGAAAGTAGGAGGACTAACCATGAAAGCTACCAGATACGCCGTTAAAACAGTTAAAGGTTACATTAGACGAGCTGGAAGTATTTATTTTAAAGAAGTTGAATTTGAAAAAGCTGACTTATATTTAACCGAGAAACAAGCCAAACTTAGCGCTGAACGACATAAAGGTGAGGTAGTAGTTGTAATTATCGAGGAGGAACTAAATGGCAACTAAAGAATTCACACAAATCGAAAACATTCTATACGATTATCCAGACCTAGAGTCTGAAATCAAACGACGTAAAACTGCTTTAGCTTTTCCTGTACGTGAGCATGACGAGAATATCGGTGGTAGTCACGCATCCGGTGGACCTAGCGAAGCTGAAAGGTATGTAGTGACCCTAGACCAAGACAAGCGATTAAGACTGTTAGAAGACCAACTATTACAAATTAAACGCTGCTTGATTCATATTAGTCCTGAAGAACGTAAGGTAATCGAAGTGAGATACTTTAATCCAGAAACACGTAAGGCAAGTTGGGAAAGAGTATCAGAAGAGGTGCAGTACTATTCAAAGACTCAATGCTTACGTATTCGGAATAAGTTTGTACTGGACTTGGGGAAATCATTGGGATTGATTGACTGATTAATATATTTATCAATTAGAAAAGATGGTCCAAAAGCGGTCCATTTTACCTCTGTCAACATGTTATATTAGTAGTGTGATAAGTAGGACATAAGAGTACGCGACCAACTCGTTAACTTATCCATAAGACTAATTACTCCTTTCTAGACATCAGGCTGAGTGCTTGGTGTCTTTTATTATGTCGTGAGGTGATTGATATGTGTAGTGATATGCAGATGAATAAGGAGAGTGATCCAGTATCTTGGATTGACTGACATGCAGTCAAGCTTAGCTAACTGACAAGGGAGTGATGTGCGATAGCTAAAGACTTTGCTAAACCTTTCTATGCTTCTAAAGCCTGGAAGAATACTAGGCGTGCATACATCAATAGCGTTAACGGTTGGTGTGAAAGGTGTTTGAAGAAGAAGATATACAGGAAAGGTTACATTGTTCATCATAAAATTTATCTGAATGAAGATAATATTAACGACCCTGAGATTACTTTGGGTTGGGATAACTTGGAGTATGTATGTTTAGACTGTCACAACGCTGAACACTTTGGTAAGTACAGTCCAGTGAGAGATGATGTAATGTTTGATGAGTTTGGGGATTTGATATTGAAGTAATAATTTGTGTAGGTCCCCCTTAAAATATATTTAAATCGACTTTATGAATGAC